CAAAAAGCCCGAAGGTCCTTCTGCATTTTGGCCTGAGACCACACGCCCTGGTTCGTTACCTCTAGAAAACTAGAGTAGGGCACGTCGTCAATACGCCATCCCAGCCCTCCCAATTCTTCCGGGAGGTATGCTGTTCTCACCCACTCTCTTTCGAGGTCGGTCAAGAATGGTAGGGCACTCTTCCCATAGAATGCAACATTATCTATGAGTTGGTCGTGTCCGGTGATAAGCCGCACTTTCATCGCGGGGTTTACTCCGAATGAAGTGATTAGCTTACCCAGGAACTCAGCGTATTCATCAGAAACCAGTGTTTTGGAGAGGTTAATCTCCACACCGGCCCCCTGCATGAAGGCTTGGTACTCGAGTGCTAAGTCCGCATCGGCGATGACAACGTCGTCACCGACGACCATCCATTTGCCTGTTTGTTTAACATCCAGGTTATCTAGGATGGCTGCGTGCGTTAGGCATGCTAGAGCGAATGATGGACCGTAGCCTAACGGCTGGCCCACTTCCCACTTTAGCAGTTCCCCCGTGGTCTGCCAAAACCACGGTTTGCTCATAATAAGTTCGAACGCTTTCACGTCGAACTCGTTTATGACTCCCATTGTCTGCAGTTGATGTAACACTCTCATCTGCAGTACTAGCGGGAACCTATCGGTGAACGATGAAGAGTCGAAACTCCAAATCTTCTCGCCGTTCCGAAGCCATTCGACCACCTGTTCTCTGGCGGCGTCTTGGTCTTTGGTTCCAATCTCGGGGTATAGCGACCAGGAATATTCCTGGAGCTTCCACTTTAGTGGCTGTCCGAGCGCTTGGAAGCAGAGTAACGGGTTGGCAACCCATCTTGCTTTGCAACCTGCCTCTTGTATCACAGAGAGTGTCCCGCAAGGGGACTCTTGTGACATCTTGGAGGAGTAGCTGTAGGGGTATCGAGTGGTACCGAAAATCCTACGAGCTACCTCATTTGGAAATTGCTTCCATAATGAGTTTGCCGCAACGTCAGTCTGGAAATATTCTTCCCAGTCTGCCGACTCTGCGGTATTTCTCTTTGCGGAGTGTCCCACGTGATAGTGGCCACCACCGTCAAAAGAGATTACCGGTGACGACTTCGTTTCAGTGCACTGAAGCATCATGTGCAATGGCGGTTCGTCGTCGCCCCGTAAGTTCGTGTGCTCAGCGAACCTACGGCTGACCCCTCGTAACTCAGTGAGTTTAACTCCCTGAGATTTCATGAGGTCGCCCAAGTCAACTAGTGGTGCACCAGTAATGGCTGCATACATCTTAGTCTTTTGGGTTTCCGTGACATCGTCGTTTTTCAACACGGTGTATACACGGATGAGACCTTCCACCTTTCGAAGATTACCTTCTAAGGCTAGGTCGACGGAGAGTGCTCGATGAACGAAGCTATCCGCAAAGATAACACGTCCATGCCTGCCCTTTCGAGTGGCCCAACCTACAGGAACGGAATAATACCCGTCTTGTAGCCGGTCTTTGAGTGCCTGCTTTAGGTCTTTCAACCTTCTGCACGTCCACTCCGTACCACTCTTAGCGACCCAACGACTCACCCTTGCTGCGAAAGCCGCAGATGAGACGTCAGGGTACCCTAAGCATCGGAGATGCTGGTAGATACGCGATTGTACTGCCATGTCTTCCTCCAGTTGGGATTAGGACCGCGTTGCTCATGTTTCCTTCTTGGATACCGAGCTGAGCTGGCTCTACACCCCTCG